GCAACAGGTTCTATGATGTATTTAGGATCTGGACTAGGAATTTTAACCCATTCTTGTTGTTTAACATTATAATAGTCGGCATAAGCAGGCTCGCCGCGTGTAGCTACATAATCACCTATAGCAATGTCATTAACTAACGCACCTACGTTAGTTACTTGCCCAACACCTTCATGTCCTTGCATATTATCAGGTAACGGACCAAAACTACCCGTCATCATATCAATGTCTGAACGGCATACGCCAGTTAAAATAGATTTAACTTCAATCTCGTCATCTGTTATATAGGGTTTAAGCCAGGTTGTTTCAATAAACTTGCCATCGCCGACTGTTTTTAATAATTTTACATTCATAGTGCTTCTATCTGTTTGTGGATCCATAGATCCTGTTTAAGTTGAACATTCCAAAACTCTTTATTATCTATATTAGCTATAGCATCTACAATCATATTATGATATGCTTCTTCGGGACACCACTTACCAAGCTCAAATCGTAATTCGCTGTTGTCTTGAGAAATAAATTGAATTGAGCTATCTTCTACATCCATGCTACGCCAGTTAGCTTGGCATCCCCATTTACTTCCAAAGTCAATATGGCATTGGTCATCGACGTCATAGATACCATCGCGATTAATAACACCGTATTCTGTACTGTCAATATTTGATAACTCCCACATCATTTGTGCACCCTTATCATTTACTGATTCGGTTTGCCACTTGGGGTTCATAGCAATATACAAACTTAATACGTGCGGCATTAAGTCTCTGCTAACACCTCCGTATGCTAACTTGCGAGTAGTAAACCAAGAACCTGGACTAGGAATACAGTTTTTTCTAATCCAACGAATGTTTACTACTTTTGCTATACTTGCCGATGCTGCAAGTTCAGCAATATTACTACGCCACATATTGTTCTTAACCATCATAAATCGTGTATCAGGAAAATCTTGAGTCAAATTTAACCAAGCTAACTCTGATTCAACTCCTGGCTTTTCAATAAACACAATGCAAGCTAATGGAGCCACAAGCCGAGCAATTGATTCATGTGTAAAGTTTGGAGTACAAATATGTACAGTATCAAATGGTCCACTTAACATTGCCGGCTCTAATTCCGTAAAATCAGCTTTAACTGCCGGATTAGTGTCTACTGTAATAATGTTGTGGCCGAGCTTAGTAAGTACATCCTTGTACAAATTACCAATGCCCATACCTACGATAAGACTTTTCATTTTATTTTGTGCTAATTGGAACGTTTTCAGCGTTATCTTGTTTAAGGATTACAAGTTGTGTTTTAATATGTAAGCGTTGTTTTTTCAAATCAGTTAGCTCAACATCATCAAATACTCCAGTACTTTCTAATCCGTCAATTTTCTTACCTAACTTATGGTGTTCTTCTTCTAAATGCTTAATACGATTTTCAATCATTGCTATTCTCCAATTCGTCAAGTTTAGTTTCGTCTAATCCAGAATCATCAATAGGATGTTCATCTTCTTCTGCTTCAAATAAACTGTTAAACATAGTGCTGGCATTAACAGTTTTCTTACCAGTTGCTCCGCGAGTACCAATAATACTTTGCCAAAACTTATCATACATATCAATAATAGCAATAGCAGTTTCGCGATCCGGTGCTGCAAATATAGCTTCAACTACATCCTTAAAGTATAAACTATCAAAGCGTTCATCTACTAACATATCAGGACATTTTCCAGCATCATATTCGCGATTAGCACGTTGTACTGATTCTAAATGTAGCCAAACATTGTGACCCATTAGTAATGCGTAACTAAACGAATCCCACGATGTTTTGCCTTCTTTGCCTATCTTATTTAGGTCACCAGGAGCATAGATACAAATATCTTTAATTTGTAAATTATCACTAACAGGGCTATCATCAAAGTGATGAATTAATTTGTCTTGTAATACAGCATCACTAAATTTGCGTGTATCTTTAGCATACTTCTTATCGTCAACAATAGCACTCATACGATAGCACCACTTCCTACGATCCTCAATATCAATTTGATGATATACTTGGCCGTTAGCTGTGGCTAGGAATGGACTAGCACAGTCAAACGATATAGTAAAATTAGGATTAACGTACTTACGAACAGCTCTTTGAATGTCTGTTAATAACAATGCCCATTCTAATTTACTTGTGCCCAAGAAGTGCATCCAATCGTGTTGTCCTTCTTTAAGTAAGCCATCAAACTTTAATGCTACTAAGCGACGCAATACTAAATCAACGTCACACATATTCTGGCCACCCATAGCCCAGCCATTAAATGCTTTGTCGCCATAAATGTTTGGATCACAGAAGTCTTTCATTTGTGCATACCAGTCATCTGCTTGTGCGTGATTCTCACCTTGTAGTACATTTAAAAACTTACAGTTGCCATTGCGATGTTTAATAAAGTATTCGTTGTTATATTTTGTAGCTTCTACTGCTTGTTGATATGACTCAATGCCTGTAGCAACACGTCCAGCAGGACTACGCTCTACCCAAGCCGGGATATCAAGTACCATACCATAATTCATTAAGCCATCCATCCAAGATAATACTGCTTCACGTTTTTTCTGTGCCGCATTTAATTTGTTTTGATATTCTTTAACATGGTCAATCTTAACATACTTGGTATTGCCATTCTTATCATGCTTGGGTGTGCCGTCTGGTTTAAGAGCTGGAACGTGTTCAATACCTTTAGCATTGACTTCTGCCCACATTGCCGCAACTTCTGGTCCGTTAGGATCACGCCATTCACCTTCCCATACACCTTTACCAATCTGGAATCCGCCCGAGTCACCTAAGATAAAAGTATTAGCACGATCTCTATTACGAATCATGTCTTCGTTCCAGTCTTGCTTAGTAAGGTCTAAGTTAGCGTGTCCTGCAGAATATAAACTCCACTTATATGTAAACAATCCTTTTTGAGCATTAAGCCAATTAAGCATTTCCATATCTTGAATGTTAGTAGGCATACGTGATTGAGGAACATATTGTCCGCCACGCTGTTTACCTATGTAAGTGCCATAAAAACCCGACAACGCTGGCAAGAATACAGCGTAATCGGACTGTTTAACAGTAAGATTGTCTTGGGTCATTAATTACTTAGATTGGGCTGGGAGAATAAAGTTGTAAGTAGCAAGCCCTGAATTAACAGTAATCATTGCCGCGCCATCATCACTAATCTTCATTACTTTATCGCCATACAAATCTAAAATAGAAATAACAGTTTTAACTGGCCAAGACCAAGCACGTTTTAATGTACCTTTGACATCTGGTTGAAATACAAAGTTGCCAGCGTGTGTTGAATGGTCGCCAAAGTAAAACTTCAAGTCACCATCTTCTGTTTTAGCTTGGAAGTTATTTTCTTCTGCGTTAGCTTGTGCTTGCATCTTTAAACGCTGAATTGCGGCCGCCGTAGGTTCAAACTCAATACCCCAGTTAGCACCTTTGAATTTAACAGTTTTAATGCGTTCATTGGCAACTTCGGCAGCCATAAAACGATAGTTATTTTTAAAGTCACCTGCTTTGTTTACAAAGTTTAATTGATCTAAAGCTCCGTCTGCTCTACGATTAATTATTAACTGAGCATCTTCTTTATATTCCTGTAAGTTTAACAGAATTTTAAGTTTAGCTAAGTTTGGCATACCAAATGTGCCAATAAAATCAGCTACTGGGCCAGCGAACGAACCTTCTACTACTACACTACGGTCCTCGGCTAATCCAGCAATGTTTGTTTCGGTATCAGTACCGGTAATTTTAACTTGTTCGATACAGCCTAAATCAAGTGTATGTGAAACTAAGTCTAAAAGATGATCACGCATTTATATTTCCTTTATGTAATAATATTGTTAGTATAACAGATTTATTTAGATTTTACAACGGTTTTGAAACTATTTTCGCCAAAGTCTGGCCACCTTTGAGTGTTTCCAATTGCCCTGGCTTTTTGAATTCAACCCAAGTAGTAGCACGGTCATCGTGCCATACAAATTCGATTTCATATCCTATGGTAACTGCCAATTCATAGATAAGGTATCCAGGAGTGTAAGAGCAGAACATTTCTTCAACCATTATAACAGCACTAGAACGGTCGCAGTCGTTAAATGTCATAGCAAGTACACCGCCTGGTTTGAGCTTTTGAAAAATCTCAGTTAACCATTTTTTGATATATTCAATAGGTCTAAAATTAAAGTAGTAGAACGCAAAACATAATCCAAATTGATTATCGGGAATTCTACCTAATATTTTATTATCGTGTGCCAAATCTTCGTTTACAGTATATGTACGCAATCTATTTTGATATTTTTCATTAAATCTACTTAAAGCCGGCAGTAAATGTTCGTGACTTAAATCTATAAGATATAATGGATCGCAAGCAACCATATCGTCGACAAAATCTTCTAATGCTGGGCGAATAATCATTGCTGAATATTTCCAGTCTGTATATTTTCTTAATCTAGAACGAAATATTGTGCGATCTATTCTGGGTTGTTTTCTAACTTCAAAGGTATGGGCAAGCCCCTCGGTCATTTCAATTTGATAAATGTCGTAACTTTTTTCAAACCAAGTCTTTTCTGCTATTTCAATTTTTTGTTTAATTTCGGCTTTTAATAAATTTAATTCCCGTTCAAAAGTATCAAATGATTCTTGAATACTATGTTGTCGTTCTTCAAAAATAGCTTGATGTTCTGGTGCTTTTGAATTAATCAAAAAAATAATTTCATTTAGTTCTTGAGAAACTTTATCTCTCAATTCTCCTGTTGACCTAGCATCAAGTTGATTTTTAAGTAATACTAATTCGCTTAGTTTCATATTAGAACTCAAATAATGTTTGAAATGTGTTGTCTGTGTTAGTAGCACTTGCTAAGTCCCAGTTTAACACACTTAATAAGTTGTCAATCTTTTGATCTACAATCGTTGCTTCCATTAAACTGTCATCAAAAGGTAATTCGGTAAACCACTCGGGCAAACGTTGCTCGTCTGTAGGGTATCCAATACTTGTCCAACCCATGGGATTTTGTTTTAATTTACACACAATAGTTTTCATACCATCTACTACTGCGATAGAATAGTTATCGCCATTCATACGACGCATATTATTCCAGTTTAATGCCGCACGAACGTGCCCGGGCATATTAGCTTTACCTTCACGTTCTTCGGCCGCACCATATTTGGTCAAGTTGTTAACACGTTTGGGCGTGCCTTTTTCCCAAGCTGGCCGCTGTTTGAACTCATATTTAAACTCTCTAATACGTTCTACGATAGTATCACGTGGTGTTCCAGTTAATACTTTTTCAAGAATTTCATACAAGAACTCTTGAATAACTTTGGGAGTATCTGAACGTTTTAAGTCCAAGCCCATGGCCTTAATCTTACCTGGTTTGCCATCTACATCAAGGCGTTTATTCTCTAAGTCATAAATTAATACAGCATAACGCTTTTTAGTAATAAACAAACTGTTAGATGCTATAAGCTCACGTCCTGCTTTAATCAACTCGCCAGCTTCGCGTGGACAATGAAATGCCTGTTCCATGAATGCTGGGAATGAAGCATTAACTTGATCTGCTATGCTATCATATAACTGAATACAAGTTGCTTTATCCCACGTCATATTACCATCGGCTACATCTTTCTTTAATGCAGGCCACGCTGTGAAGTAGCACGAATCTGTATCGCCATATACAATAGCATCGCCCAAGTGATCAAATTCACCTGTAATACATTCGTTAATATATCCCGCCATGTGTCTAGCAATACTGCGACCTGATAGTGTAGTTGACTGGCCAATACGCTTGTCAAAGAAGCGACAATGTGGATTCAAAATAGCACCATACAAACTATTCAAGTTAATTTTCTTAACCAACTGACGCTTGTCCCAAAACGCAATCTCTTTAGAATCTTTGGCATCTTTCTTTTTAGCCTGCATCTCTTGTCGTTCAGCATACCAACGCTCTAACAATCCAGGAACAACGCCTTTCTTCTCGTATGTAACAATAGTGCCATTGGCAGTTAGCATCCAAGGTTGATTACTGTTAAAAACCATATCCCATACTTCTGCCGCCGAGTGAACTGATTGTTCGCCATCTTGCCAGTCGATGGTAATTTCTGTGCCACGCTGTTGTTCCATAACAGCAGTATATTCTAATGTAGCAAATACACCTTCCCATGCTCCGGCAAATGTTTTACCTTTGGCTACTAAGTCGTCAATATAACGGCCAGTCATAGTATGACGTAACTGTCCCACAACAGTTTCCATTCCCATGTTTAAGGCACGAATCGCAGAAGGATATAGTGAATTAATATCAACTGCTCCTACCCACTCATGCATACCTTTTTTAGGATAGGCAACATAAGCACCTGCTGCCGCTGTTTCATCATCCATAAGCCGTTGTGCTCGATTGGGCACAACCATACCACGCTCGTGTGCTTCGTTAATAATAGCTTGTTCAGTAACAGCCACAGCACCCATTGTAGTTGGAAGTAATACAGTATTAGCGTGTGCTAGTTCGTTGGCCAAATCTAAAAAACGTAGTTTAACATCTAACTTGTTTAACAGTAATGTATCCTGTCTGTTATATTCGATAAACTTTTTAAAGTCTTTGTTATATAACTGATCCAATGTGCCTTCGTATTGTGTTTTACTTTCACCTAACTCATATTCAGTAATAGCATCCAGGGAATAACTATGACGTTCTTCATAAGTGTATTTGCGATACAGTTGCATATAGTCCATATGAACACGGCCTACAATGTCAAATGTAGTGCTGGTTGCTCCATAGCGTTCAAACTCACGTTCTTTAGGAGCCTGCCCCCACAAACAAAATCTGCGTGTATCGTTTTTACTTAATACACGAGTAATGCGATTGATTGTATAGGGTATATCATAGCCCTCCGAGTTCCAACCGGATAGTACATCGGCATCTTCAATCAAGTCAAGGAAAGTATTAAGCATATCTTCTTCCCGCTCAAATATAATACAGTTTTCAAAATCTGCCGCCACTTCCTGTGCTGTGGTTAAACTCATATGCTTAGGTGGAACTACTAAGGTAACTAATTGATCCATCCACTGTAAATAAACAGAGATAGCAGTAATAGCATTAAACGGATCTGTTGTAGGAGAAAAGCCTCGCTCCTTGTGGAAGTCTACTTCAATGTCAAAGAACGCTGTGTGTAATTCTGGAGCATCTTTGTTTTTGTAGTGTTCTTCTAAACAACGGAAGATAGGATTGATATCCGACTCGTAAAGTTGTTTGCCTTTTTGTATAGCAACTTCCCTACGAAATTCTTTGGAGTTGCGAGCAGAAAAACGGGCAACTGGTGTGCCGTAGATAGATGTAAATTTGCCGCGAGGATCGTTATAATAAAAAATATACTCAGCTGGGTACTCTCGGTACACCCGCTTTCCTTCAACTCTCTCCACTACATGAATTCTGTCGTGTTCTCTATCATAAAGGCAATCAACGTAGCTCATTTACTCTTTCTGTGACTTATGGGTCACTGCCCTTGTTTCATGTTCTTAAGTGAACGACTCTTATTGCTAACTATAATATTTATAGCGTTTTGCCAACCTGCGTTAAAATTTGCTCAAGTAGTGCGTGGTCATCTTGTGTGCGACCAAATTCAGATTTGTGTGCGATGCGAATTGCTTTTTTGAGAATGCCGGGTTTGATTTCTAATTCTTCAGCCACTGCTTTAACAGTATCATTTAAACCGCCGGTTAAAGTTTCAATTTCCATAGTGACCTGCATTCCCTCATTTATAATCTGCTCAAGTTTTTTAGTTTGTTCTGCTGTAAAGATGCGATCTGACATTTGATTCTCCTGTTATTAATGTTACAAGTATACAGGATGTTTTGGTTAAAGTCAACTATTATTTGCCACTTTAGGGGTTTCCGGTAGCGATTCGGTTATTCCAAGGCAGGGGCCGCCTACACCTAACGGTAACTAGTACCGGTCCTAGGGTGATTCTTTATATACCCTTGACTCCTTTGGTGTCAAGCATATTATCTGGTGCGCTAGTTTTTAATAAAGTAACTGCATTTACCGCAGATTGTTTATCTTTTAGGAATATTGCATGATCAATATTGGTATTATTATATACTCCACGATAGTGTCTTGGATAGACATCGGCTGGATTATTGTTAAATTCAATTTGTATTATTTTATTATTAGTTGGTTCTCTATAAATATTAGTAATAATTTTTGGATAAACAAACCCGTATAGGTATGCTTTATCACTTGTGTTTGAAGATATATTTAGATTAAGGAGTGCCAAGGTGGTTCCTATTTTTATTTTAATATCTGTGCGCTCGTCTAAACTTTTAAATCTATCAATAAATTGTGTTACTTGATCATTTATTGATTCTCTAACTAAATGCCTGTGTATAAATCTCCAATCCCAATCTTTATAAGGTAATCCGTAATATCTCATATTTTCGGCGATGATTTGAGCATATTCGATTAAATCATCGTTTGATTCTATAATAACTGATTGGAACTCAAACGGCTCAATTAAAACTTCATTAATTTTCATAGTGTATTTACTAACTAAGTTACGGGCCTAAGGTGATTCTTTTCTAAAACTAGGGGCTGAAGTATACCCAGTTCTAATAGCAGTATTGGTAGATTGACTAGTTAATCCTACCTTAGTTTTAATCATAGCGTTAGCCCAAAATAGTTGATTACGAACAAATACTTTAATAACTTCGTCTGGGTCTTTCATGCTTTTAATTTCTTTTCCTTCGTCTACTGCACTAACAAAAGCATCTGGAGGCACAGTAAATCCTAAGTAGCTGGCAAATCCAAAAGCCTTGGCGGCTGTTTGTTGCCATCCATCATCGGATCCAGATACAATAATACCAAATGTTTTTCCGTAATGCGGATTAAAGTTATTCTTAATTCCCCAATCATCTATATAGCCCATACGTTCCATAAGTGCTTGTATATAACTACTATAAGTGCCCCACCAAATAGGCGTAGCAAAAATAATGCCATCATATTTTAATATTTCTTTTAATACCCAAGTCATATCATCAGCTTTGCCATTGCGGCGAACTCTATCAACACCAGGTTCAAAATTTAAATTTCTTAAAATAATTTCATCAACAACAACGTTATGATTACTGAACTCAGCAATAACTCTGTCAACTACTGCTTGAGTATTTGATTTTTCGGGTGGCGTTAGAGAACCGTTAAGAACAAGAAATTTCATACTGGTGCGTATGGATTAAGTTTATAATCCTCGTCACCCTGTTGTTCAGGAGTAATTGGATATTGATTTTTGTTCATTGCTGTATTTCCCAATTATAGTCAACATTGACTACATTTTTCTTTTGTTTGACATAATACTCGTATGGGTCAAATTCATCGGAAGTTACTTTAATACGTTTACTACTACCGTCATCAAAGTATACGGTCCAAACATAGTATTCACCTTTTTTAAGACTTTCGTCCATAGCACCGTAATATGTTTCATGTGGAGCAA